GCTTCATATGTCAAACCTGGTAACGAATCAATACTCGTACCACTATCACCACCACGGACGGGTAGGAAAAAGTCCTCGGTGATGTTCTGCATATTATACTTCAGATTATAATCACCTGTAGTTTCATCGACAACAGGTGCTTTTTTCATTTTATTGATGACTTGTTGCATGTAATTATCGACTTCTGCTGGCGGTATGTTACCGATATCTAATTTGAATACTCTTTTCTCTGGTGCTCTCATTATACGATGTATCAACATAGCGTCTTCCATCAAAGTCAATTGTTTGAAAATTTTTCTCGCACCTTCGATTTGTGACTTACCGTATGGTAGATAGTTTGAATCAGATAATAATCTGAAATGAGCAACCTCATAGTTTTCTAATTCTTCTTTGGTGGATGATTGTTCAGCTTTGTATCTATGTTCTGCTGTTGCCGCCTCTATCAAAAATTTTACATATTCAGGATTTTCAGGATCTAAACCTTCTAACCTAGATACATCGTAAACCGAAAGTGGAACGACATTAGTGATACCATATTTTTCATCGATTTCCAACTTTAAGAAAAAATCCCCATACTTACACATGTTACGAATCCAAGGCCATAAATTAAATTCAATATTCACGATATCGTAGAAAAGGTTATGAAGAATCTCTTTTATCTGATCATTATCGGTTTGAATCTGTAACACCTCTCCGTATTCAGATTTCATTGTCGATTCATCGGAATATATATCAAGGGCAGATGATATTATCGCATCCGAGTCCATGGCCTCATAATCCTTGAATAGATTCAATCTCATTGATTTGGTCATCAAAGCATCCGAGTAACCACTCAATCCGGCACCTGTGAAAATCTTTTGATATCTATCTACTAAATTACTCTTAGCATATGATTGTGTACGACTAGTATCACTAACCTTTAATTTTCTACCACCGACGTTTCTAACGACAACGTTGGTCGAGAATAATCTTCTTAATCTACTGAATAAACTTGTATCAGCCATTTTTTACCTCTTATCTAGTAACCAATCTAATGATTCTGGTCTTTTATTAATTTCCATAGTCCAAGAATCATTGATATTTTGTTTAGGAGTGTATACACCTTGATTAGATGTTATACTACTCATAGCTTTCTTCTGTAATTCAATTCCCTCTGCTCTTAACCTCAACGCGGTTTCTCGTATCCATAATCCCATAGCGTAAGACATTACAAGGTCGTCATTGTAGCCCGACATTGCCTCTGCTCTACTGCCATTATATATAAATACAAACAACTCATCAATCAGTCGATTCGAACGAACTGTAACTAATCTTTCTCTGAAAAATTCTTCTAACTTAGCAACCACTAACGGTCTTGTTTTTTGTGTCAATGTGAAACCAGGTACGAGTTGTTTTTCAGCTCTGTTAATTTTATTGTTGACCTGTCTATGTACATCAACAACTTGTAAATCTTTACTCATATAAAAGAGATTTTGATATTCCCTATCAATACATTGTTGTAGAGTCGCCCAACCTATGTTGTTATTTTCAATCACAAGTAAAGCGTCGTTGTATTCAATCGATATATTGACTAAAAGATTTCCAAAATCTCGTGTGGACATTCTACCCTTATATTCAGCGACTTGTTCTAAACTTTCTATATCAAGAATATGAAAAGCGGAGTAATCCGATGAATCACCACGACTTACATCTGCACATACTATATAATCCTTTGTATAGTTTGGTGGTTCCCATATCCATACGTTACTGTCAATACCTCTTTTTTCAATCGGTTCTCTAACTTGATTGTTTTTATAGTCCTCTAAGATTAAACCATCAACGACAGATTGACCAGATGTGATAAAATCACAATCACATTCTTGTGCTGCTAACGATGGGCCTAACAAAGAATCTTGTTCTTTTCTCCAATCATCTCCTCTTTCGGGATGAACAGTCCAATGTAGTTTGATAAAATTAAAATCATTCAATCCATCTTCGGAATCCATCCAAGTCCTATGAAACCAATTTCCCACACCGTTTGGTGTCGATAATGCAATACATTGTCCACCGGTAGATAATGTCTGTGACGCAGCAGCCCATATTGTATCGATTTTATCTATAAAAGCAGCTTCATCGAGAACTAACAATGATAACGCCTCGGAACGACCAGCGTCCTCTCCACTCGACACCGCCTTTATTTGTGAACCATTTTTATATCTAAGGGATAATTTATTATCCTCAACACATTTTTGTTTCAACCAAGACGGTAGATTAGCATGCATCACCCTAACTTTTGTGACTAGATTTTTAGCGACTTCTTGTTTCGTTGCGATAACCAAAATATTTTTATCTTGATGAAATGTCATCATCCACAGAGAGTAACCCGCCGTAATTGTTGATATTCCCAATTGTCTGGCTTTTAAAATTATGTTGAAACGATGTTGTATAAAATCCTCAATTGTTTTTTCTTGAAAATCGTAAAGGGCGAAAGGTATCTTACCTTTTATCGGATGCTGTATAAAACAGTATCTTTTTAAAAAGTAGATAGGATCTGAGGCGCATTTTATGTACTCCTTTTTTATGACATCTTTCAATTGTCCTTTTTGATTTCTCTTCATTGTTTACTTATGTAATACGTGAACCACACCTGTAGCACCAATGACAACCTTTTTAGGTGCAATTTCGTATAAAGTGTCAGCAGTTAAGGTTGAACCTGGTAACGTACCACCATTTTGTAATTCAATCGTAACGTTTGTCACGTTTTCACAAATAAATCCAGCCGCTATAGCTGAGCCGGTAAACGCGATTGTTTTGTTCGAACCAACTAAAGTTGCCTTATTATAGAAACCAGGATTCTTAAATACCGGTGCGCTTCTACTTGTTACATCGGTTCTATTATTTGCTCCACGTTTTGTCTGAGCCATTGTTATTCTCCTTTAAGTTAAAATTCCCTATATATAAATATATTATTTTAAAGAATCTTCCATTTTTTTAAGATAATCTAGAGCTTCTTCTGCTTGTTCCAATATAAAACTCTTATCAATATCCCATTTTTCCTTATCAACCGAATAACCATCGGGTCTGAATTGTTGATAAAACTCAGGTGCCTTTTGTTTTTTAAATTGTTCTATAGTTTCTCTTTGTTCTTTTATCCAAGATAGCTTATTTTGTTTGATTTTTTCCTTTTCCCAATCCTCATAGGTTCCGTCTATCCTCATTTTATTTTCTACTTTGACCTGACAATCAAAACAATGACTATATAAACGATACATTTTATCATCAAGTCTTTTTTTCATTACCTTTTTACATGTCGGACAAAACCAAGGGGTACGAGCGGCCGATAAGGCTTTTGACCTTTCACTTGACTTTTCTCTGTCTTCCGCGATTTGTTTTTGTCTTTGTTTTTTTTCATCAACATCTTCCATACTCACAAATATTCTTTTCTCTGGTGTACCACCATCAAGAATGGTTTGTAGAGCTTGATTTTGTCTTTGATTTTCTTTACTATATCCTGCCATAACTACCTCTAAACGAACTTTAACATTCCTAAAATTTGATTCGCTGGTGCAAAAGCACCAGTATACTTATACAACTTACCCTTGAACACAAAGGTGATACCCTCTGTTGGAACCACAGCCTTCAAACCACCTATAGCTTTTAATCTATCGAGTTGTGTCTTTAGTGTATTGATGACCTTTGGGTCTTTTGATGTTTTAACTTGTTGAATTGCCTTAGCTAAATCTTTTCGAATCTTTTGTGCTGCCTTATCAGGATTCGCTGCTATAAAATCAGATAGGTTTGATAGTATCTCCGCACCTAATTCGAAAAATAAAACCTCCCAATCTCTGATATGTTTTTTTTGTAAGCCTTGTAGGTCTGTTTTATCGGTACGGAGCACCCAATTCAAGAAATTTTTATTTGTTATTTCACGTCTTATATCGGGTACTCTATAAGATTTATCTAAGAATGCCCATCTTTTTGTTAATTTACCTAAAACATTATTAGGTATATTGTATTTATATTGTTTCGCGGCGTTGAATATAAACTCCGTCCAATAAGCCTGATGATAATCTGCCAAGGTATCCGTACCTCTCAATGCGAATTGTTTTTGTAATCTATTTAGTTTACCGATAAAGTATTTTTGTTTTCTACTGAAATCCTTCACTTGTGGTAATTTAGATATAAACGGTTTTTCAATTTTGAACGCTTTTTGTATATCCTGATTTATCTGTTTAATCATACCGGCTAACATCCTAGCACTACCTCTGTCCTCTCCGATTGGGGAACCGTCGGTATCATATTCAATCGTACCATGAAACTGTAATAGGGATTTATCATAAGGTATTACATTTGCGGTCTTCGGATAAATAACCTCTAAAGACATAAATTTTTTACCATCATCAAATATTTTTTC